AATGTCGATATTATCACGCATATTTCATCGCACAAACACAACACAACCGCAAACAATCAGCCTTGATTTATCGCATAACTTCAAGTCATTATCATCATCTGCCTACGATACAATGATATATCGCACTGCCGTTGATTGTATCGCACGCCACATAGCAAAGTTAATATTGCATACTGACAAACGTAATCAAAACAAACTACAACAACCTAATCAATATATGACTTGGTATGATTTATTATATAAAATTGCTGTGACTTATTACGCAACCAACAACGCATTTATCTTAATCAATCGTGACTCAATAGCCAACACAATGTCGTTATATCCGTTGACGCCGTCAAGCGTGGAGACGACGACACTTGATGACTCGCTGGCGATAAAATTTAATCTTGCAGACGGCTCAAATTTAACGCTCGACTATAATGACGTAATACACCTTAGACGCCACTTTTATAGCGATGATGTTCTCGGCTCGCAAAATACGCCACTGTATGACTGGCTCGAAACCGCAGACACTCTAAGACAAGGCATAAATCAAAGTGTAAAAAACGGAGTTGCTATAAAAGGCTTATTAAAATTTACAAGTCTTGTAAATCCACAACAGCAAAAAATTGAAAAACAACAATTTGTACAAGATTTTATGTCGACTTCAACAGGTATCGCAACAACCGACCAAAGATATGATTTTCAAGCGATAAATCAAAATCAATATAATATTCCAAAAGAGCAATTAAACGCCGTTAATGAGCAAATATATAATTATTTGGGCATATCCGAAAAGATTATAAAAGGCGAATATAACGAAGATGAATTTGACAGTTTTTTTGAAAGCGTTATTGAGCCTTTTGCTATTTTACTGTCGTTGGAATTTAGCAAAAAATTAAAAGCCGATATTAAATTTGGCACAGAAAGACTTGATTTTACGAGTGCTAAAACAAGAATAACACTAATACACGAGTGCTTGCCAGCAGGTGTATTAACAATAAACGAGGCACGAGAATTACTAAGTCTACCACCGATAGAAACAGGCGATAAAACCTTACAAAGTCTAAATTATGTAGAAGCCGAAAAGGCTAATGAATATCAAGAGGTATAAAAAATTATGGAATTAAGAAATATAGAAATAAGAGCAGACGAAGAAACACTAAAATTACAAGGTTTAGCCGTAGTATTTAATCAAACAACCAAAATCGGCAATATAACCGAAATAATCAAGCCCGATGCGTTAAGAAACGTAGATTTAAGCGATGTAGTATTGATAACCAATCACGACGGCTCAAAATTACCACTTGCACGGACGCCAAAAACAATGCAATTAGATATAACCGAAAAAGGGCTTGAATTTACCGCAGAATTGCCAAATACAGAGCGTGGCAAAGATTTATATAATGCCGTCAAGCGTGGCGATATAACTCAAATGTCTTTTGCATTTGATATAAGCAATGCAGATTTTGACGAAAAAACGCAATTACGCACAATCAACGAAATATCAAAAATATATGAAATATCCGCCGTGACGCACGGTGCATATAAACAAACAAATATTAACGCAAGGAGTGAAAATAACGATAAAATGGATTATATAATGGAAAATCTAAAAAACAAGCCAGAAAATACAAGAACAACAGCAACCCCCGAATATCGCACAGCATTTTATAAATCGATGTTGGGCAAAGAATTACAGGACGCCGAAATTAGAGTGCTAAACGAAGCAAAACGAGAATTAAGAGCAGACACATTTAACACGCTCTCGTCAAATGCTAATGTAGTGCCGGATAATATGCTAAATCAAATATTAAGTGGCGATAGACCAACTTATGGCTTAATAAATCAAGTCCGCAAATTTAGCGTTCCCGCCAATTTGCAGATACCGATAGGCACGCCAACAGACCCAGCAAGTTGGCATATTGAGGGTGCCGTCGTTGATAGAAACAGTATATCTACAACAAGTATAACTTTTGGGGCGTTTGAGTTAATGAAAATAATGAGTTTGAGTGCTGCTGCTCAAAAAATGAGTATCTCTGCTTTTGAGAGTTTTTTGACCAGCGAATTACGCAACTCTATGACTGATGCTTTGTGTTTGGCTATAATCAATGGCACAGGCACTGGACAGCCAACAGGATTATTGACAGGCATAACCTGGAACACGACAAACACAATAACAACAGAGGCTTTAACGACCGACTTATTATTAGAATTAATCACAAAATTGCCCCAAACTTGGGCAAGTGGTGCTAAATTTGCAATGTCTACGACAACGCTTTTTGCTAATATTTATCCAATCAAGGACAGCGAAGACAAATATATTTATACTGACGCAGTCGAAGGCGGAGTTAGACGCATATTTGGTTATGAAATAGTAATCGATGATAATATTCCGGCAGGAACTATATTATATGGCAATTATAATTATTATGGGCTAAATATTCCCGAAAATATCGTCTTAGAGACCAGCAGAGAAAGTGGCTTTGCAAGAGGTTTAATTGATTTTAGGGCTTTGGCAATAGCAGACGCCAAACCAATTATTCCAGAGGCTTTTGTTAAATTAGTAATAGAGGCGGCATAATTATGATTTTTTCGGTGCAAAAGGGAAAAGACGTATTAAGAATTGACGGCGATGAATATAACGAGATTATACAAGACTTAATATTAGCAATACCGCAATATATCAGTTATAAGACTGGTTTAGAAATTTCTGAAATTGAAGAAAATAGTCTTGCTCAAATTGCAGGTATATATATTTTGCAACAATGGTATTTCGGTGATGCCGCCGATATAGTCAAATTAGATAAAATTATTGACAGCATTATGCTAACAATCAAGAAAAACGATGAACAAGCGTGATTTTTACGACTGCAAAGCGTGGCGAAAATTGTCGAAAGTGTTTTTGCAGTCAAAATATTATATTTGTGAGATATGCGGTAAACCCGCAGAAATCGCACACCACAAAACAAAGATAACACCGCATAATATAGATAATCCAGATATTACGCTAAACATAGATAATTTGCAAGCGGTATGTCTGGACTGCCACAACAAAATACACTTTACACACTCCCGGGAACTTGTTGAGGGCGGTTCGACAAGGTCTAAATTGTATTTTGATGTAAATGGCGAACTTCAAGAAAAGAAACAGAGCGTATAAAAAAATCAACTACAATTCACGTACAGCCACGTAGAGCAACAAAAATATATCAGGTGTAATTAACTACCCCAAAACAAAAGAAGCCCTTACAGAGCAATTTTGAGGGAGTATACAGAAAGGATAAATAAAAATGCAAAACAAAGAGTTTTATGTAAATTTTTTGGCTAATGAATTAGATTATATGGTAAAAGCCATAAAGACAGCACGCAAAGACGATGACATTAAGAGATACTTTGAAACTATGCGATTATATCTTAATACGCTTAAATCATATTTTAGCAACTCCAAAACTGACGAAGTAGAAAGTGACTTATTAGACCTTGACTAACTATATCAAGGAGTATTATGCACAAATCGCAGACAAGAAAATAATCGTGTCGAAAAGAGTCGAAAAAGTGTATAAAGATTTAGCCGAAAAAATTGATAATCCGACAAAATACCACTTTGAAGCAACACTTGCAGAACGACCAATAAAATTTATAGAGCGATACTGCAAACACTCAAAAGGCGAATACGCCGGAAAACCGGTAATATTAGAGTTATTTCAAAAAGCATTTATACAAGCGATTTTCGGCTTTGTTGATGACCAGAATTTAAGACAGTATAGAGAGGCTTTATTTTTATGTGGACGAAAAAATGGCAAATCGACTCTCGCTTCTGCCATATCGCTATATATGCTATCTTCTGACGGTGAAAGCGGGGCGGAAGTCTATACAACTGCTACAAAATATCAACAGGCAAAAATAATCTTTGACGAAGTCCTAAATATGGTTAAACAAGACTCGGTATTATCGGCTAAATTCCACAAACGCAAAAACGACTTATTATACAAGCCTAATTTTAGCAAGATGCAACCACTCGCCAAAAACAGTAATACACTTGACGGGCTAAATGCCTCTCTGGTGCTTATTGACGAGTTACACGGCATAACAGACCGAAATATGTATGAAGTCTTAAAACAGTCGCAAACAGCACGCAGACAGCCATTATTACTAATGCTTACGACAGCGGGAACAACGAGAGCAAATATATTTGACGAAATGTATGAATTTGCGGCAGATATAGCAGACGACAAAAAAAAGGACGAAAAATTCTTGCCAATAATGTATGAACTCGACAGTCGTGACGAATGGCAAAATCCACAAGCGTGGCAAAAAGCCAATCCAGCACTTGGCACAGTAAAAAAAATTGATACTCTATCCGCAGAAGTCGACAGGGCTAAACAAAATCCAACGGAATTATCGGGATTGTTATGTAAACACTTTAATATACGAGAAACTAATAAATCTGCTTGGCTATCTTTTGACGCACTAAATAATACAGAGACTTTTGATTTAGGCGATTTTAGCAATAATTATTATATTGGTGGCGTGGACTTATCCATAACCACAGACTTAACTTGTGCAAGCATATTGACAATGCGACCCAACAGCGACAAAAAATATATCACGCAGATGTATTTTCTGCCCGAAGACAGAGTCACAGAACACATACAAACAGACAAAATACCGTATGACGTATGGCAAAAACAAGGTTTAATCAGATTTTGTCAAGGCAATACGATAAATTATAGTGATGTCACAGCGTGGTTTCTGGAAATAACGCACAAATATCAATTACAGCCAGCGTGGATATATTACGACAGTTATTCTGCTCGGTATTTTGTAGACGAAATGGCTCAAAACGGCTTTATTATGGTGCGATGTATTCAAGGGGCTAAGACCTTATCAATTCCGATGCAAATGCTCGGTGCGGATTTAGCCAACAAAAAAGTAATATATAATAATAATCAAATCTTGAAATGGTGTCTCTCTAATACTGATGTTATGACAGACCGTAACGGCAATATTGTGCCGATAAAATCACAAAATCCAAAACAACGCATTGACGGCACAGCCGCATTATTAGACTGCTATGTCGGCTTATATGAGCATTTACAAGAATTTACGGAGGCAATAAAAATATGAAAATCAAAGACAAGAAAATATCTATAAAACGCAATATCCAAACAACAGATAACGACGGTTTTACTGTAACAACTGCTCAAATTATACACTCTAATATTTGGGCTTATTACCGTCAATTATCTGGCACAGAAATATACGCAAACTCCAACACTATCGAGGACATTATAGAAGATGCACTATTTATCACAAATTATTATCAAGATATAACGCCAAAAGATTATATTATTTTTAGAGGGGATATCTACGATATTAAACGCATTGACGACTTTGAGGGCTATAAAACCGATTTAAAAATATATGCAAAAAAGAGGGCGATATAATGGCAAAAATGGATTATAAATTAGATATAGATTTTAGCAAAATCGACCTAAAAGAGCCAATCGAAACAGGATTAAAAGACGGTGCAAATCTAATAGCAAGTGCAATACGCAACAACTTAGACAGTCTTACAATGTCAAAACGCTCAACAGGCACACTCAAAAAGTCGCTCGGTATTACACGCATTAAAGATAATTTTGACTCAACAGGCGAACTAACAGGATATAGAATAAGCATAGGTTTTGCCGAAACAAGGTCTGACGGCGAAACAAATGCTAAACTCGCAAGCATTATAAATTATGGCTCGTCAAAACGCAACCAACCAGCAAGACCATTTTGGACAACCGCCATTAAATCAAGCGAACAACAAGCATACACACTACTAACACAATCAATAGAAAAGGGGATTGAAAAAATTGCAAATACTTGAAAACTTAAATAATATATTTAAGCAAATATTGCCTATATCGACGGCAATAAACAATTCTGACACTGCACCAGACGAATATTTAATTATTACGCCACTCGATGAACACGCAGAACAGTATATTGACGGCTCATACGGTGAAGATATTCAATCTGCTCGACTTGTGCTATTTTCTAAAATAAATTATTTACCACGCAAAAACCAAATATATAATATTTTATGTTCAGAATTATATACAGTCACAAACAGACAATATATAGGCTATGACAACGAAACAGGCTATTACCAATATATATTTGACGTAGAAAAATAGGAGAATAAAACAAAAAATGAATAACACAATAAAAATCAAAAATAAAGAATATGAATTATCGCTATCGCTAAAAGTCTTAAAAAAAATAGCAAATAAATACGGTTCTCTCGATGATATTGACAAAAAGATTTTTCAAAATAGCGATATAGACAAAGCCATTGAAGAACTCGTGTTCTTGCTTACAAATATGATAAATAATTCGATAGAGCGTGATAATATCTCAAATAATACGCAAATAGCATTATTTACCGAAGACCAAATGGAAATCTATCTTGATGCTTTGGATATACAAAAATACAAAGACGCTATATTAGCAACTTTTCAACAAGATAACCAACGTGAAATAATCGGAGAGCCTATAAATGACAACTCAAAAAACCAGATACCCGAGTAAGCGACAGTGAGTTTTTTACTCGGGTTTTATATTGGGGAATAGTCCAACTTGGATTTAATCTAAATCAAGTTGAAACAATGCGATTTTGCGAACTTATGGACTTAATCGAATGTCACAAACAATTTTTAGGACTCACAAAAAACAAAATAATAAATGTCGAAGACGAAGAAGATACTGAAATAGACGTCAACGACCCATTTTATAAATTATAAAAAATCACAAGGAGATTGAAAAAATGCCAACTTATACGAAAATAAAAAAACACTTAAACTATTTATTTATAAATACAACACCATTAAACGAAACGCCAACTTGGGCAAGAGTGATGAAATCCACAGAGTGGACGGACACGATGAACGCCACAACAACAACTTATGATTATATCGCAGATGCCTCGCCTACCGATGTGGTAGAGCAATATTCGCCCGAAATATCTGTCGCATTGACTGCCTATGTTGGTGAGCCAGTATATAACTATGTCTACGAACTATATAAAAATCAATCGACAGGCTCGGAAATTAACACACAAGCCCTAAGAGTATTCCAGCACACAACAGCCGGCGTACACGATGCACAATTAAGTAACGTCACTGTTATTATCGACAGTTACAATTTTGCAAGCGGTATAATAACTTTTAAAGTCAAACAATCAGGCAATATAACGCTTGGAACTGCAACTATATCAAGCACTGATGACGACTCTGGAAATACTATTTATACGCCAGTTTTCACTTCTGCAACACCAGCCTAATAATTTGAGGTAATTATTATGGCACAAAAATTAAGCGTTAATCTTGGTGTCGAGGGCGAAAGCGAACTAAAAAACGCACTAAAAGACATAAATCAAGAATTTAAGGTTTTAAGCTCTGAAATGACGCTTACAACATCTGAATTCGGTAAAAACGAACAATCAGTTGAAGCTCTATCGGCTAAAAATGAAGTCTTAAACAAACAAATAGAACTACAAAAAGAAAAAGTTGATACTCTTGGTTCTGCTCTCGAAAATTCAACTGAAAAGTATGGCGAAAACGATAAACGCACGCAAGATTGGCAAATACAACTCAATAAAGCACAAGCCGAACTAAACAATATGGAGCGTGAACTCGAAAATAATACAACTGCAATAGATGAAATGAGTGCAGAAACAACAGAAAGCACACAATCAGTCACAGAAATAGGCGAAGAAGCCGAAGAAACAGGCTCTAAATTTGCAGGGATGGGCGATGCTCTCAAAAATGCTGGTGCTACTATTGTTGCAGGTCTTGCGGCTATGGGAACTGCCGTAGTTGATGCAGGCAAAAAATTATTTGATATGGCAACCGATGCAGCCGCTGCCGGTGACAGGATAGACAAGACAAGTCAAAAACTCGGACTCTCTGCAAGTGGCTTTCAAGAGTGGGAATTTGTGCTATCTCATAACGGAGCAAGTATCGAGAGTATGTCGGCAGGACTCAAAAAACTTAATGATACTGTTGATGATGTCAATAATGGCAATGATGCAGCAACAGAAAAATTTGAACGACTTGGCATATCGTTAGACGACCTAAAAGGCAAGTCCAGAGAAGAAATATTTAACTTGACAATAGAGGGTTTGCAAGGCATAACAGACGAGGGCGAAAAAGCGGCTATTGCTGGTGACTTATTAGGAAAATCAGCCGTCGAACTCGGACCACTACTCAATCAAACCGCCGAAGCAACAGCAGAATTAAAGCAACAAGCCAATGACTTAGGCATAGTTATGTCTGATGATGCTGTTGCGGCTTCTGCCGTCTATACCGACAGTATGGACAATATGACTCGCACAATGAACGGTTTTAAAAATAAAATCGGTGCGGAAATGTTGCCAGGTCTATCAATGATTGTAGACGGCTTAACAGGTGTAATTGCTGGTTCTGATGACGCCTCTGAACAAATAAAAAACGGTGCTGTATCAATAGTCGAATCTATCACAGGCATACTACCGCAGATTATGTCTGTTGTTATGTCGCTTATAGACACGCTTGCGACTGTTGCCCCAGATATAATAGCCACACTTGTCACAGGTATTGTCGATAATCTGCCCAAACTATTAGAAATGGGCGTAAAGTTAATAACTGAACTCACAAAAGGCATATCGCAAACTATTCCGCACTTAGTCAAAGCAATTCCAGATATAATCTTAGCATTGATAAACGCTCTATTAGACGCTATACCGCAACTAATTACAACAGGTATCGAGTTAATAACGTCAATAATACAAGATTTACCGGGTATTATAAAAATAATTGTCGAAAAACTACCAGATATAATATCGGCTATTATTAAGGCTCTATTAGACAATCTGCCGTTATTAGTTGATGCGGGCATAACACTATTTACCGCAATAATCACGGCTTTACCCGAAATAATAATAATTATAGTCAAACAATTGCCGACAATAATAAAATCTATCGTCGATACTTTTATTGCTGGTGTTCCAAATATTGTTGGAGCAGGTAAAAACTTAATATACGGACTCTGGAACGGCATAGCAAGCGTGGCGGATTGGCTAAGAGAAAAAATTTCAGGTTTTTTCAACGGTGTTGTCAACTCGATAAAATCGTTTTTCGGCATAAAATCGCCATCAACTCTATTTAGAGACCAAATCGGCAAAAACTTAGCACTTGGACTTGGTGAGGGAATTTCTGACGAGATGCAGAAAGTCACACAAGACGCCAAAAAAGAAATGCAAACTCTAACCGACACAATGTCGGGCAAAGCAACTTTCGAACTTGATACACAAATGACTTCTGCTAATACTCAATCTGCCATTCTTGCGTCTTTGCAAGACAACCAAAATAAACAATTGCAAACTATTATAACTATTGAGCCGACACAGGATTTACGTGGCTTTTTCGAGTATCTAAGCACTAATATAAAACGAGTAGAATATCTCAACGGATATTAAATAATACGACAAATAATCATTCACACCCCACGCAATAACGCCAATATCTCAATGTTTTACTACACATTTACTACAATCAAATAAAAAAAAAAATGAAAAAAAGAAAAGATAAACTCTATCAAAAACGTGTGCCTCAAAAATATATCGCTGCAAACACACCTAAAATCATATACGGCAGGACAAAAGACGAAATCGAACAAAAACTCGACAAAATCATTAAAGACAAAGAAATTCAAATTAACTCTGTTCTGACTCTCGCCGATGCAGTCCGCCAATGGTTTAACGAACACTCTAAACAAGTCAAATACAATACTAATATGTGCTATAATGCCTCTGTAAACGAGATAATACAAGATTTAGGCTATTTAGACATTGACAAAGTAACACCTAAAATCATACAAGACTTTATCAACAAAAAATCAAGCCTAAATCTTAAACGACAAACTATTAAAATTAGACTTTTAGTGCTTAAAATAGTGTATGACTGGCTAATTCAAAACGGCTATATAAAAGACAATCCTGCTCAATTTATCAAGTTACCCAAAAATCTGACTGCTAACAAAAGAGAGCCAGCAGACCCAAAAATAATAGATAAAATCAATAATTTAGACTGTGAATACGGCTTACTGCCGTTTTTTCTTTTGTATTCGGGCTTGCGACTCGGGGAAGTCTTAGCCCTAAAATACAGCGATATTGACTTCGAACACAACACAATCAAAGTCAATAAAGTTGTAGAATGGCACGGAAACCAACCATTTATTCGAGAACACACAAAATCTAAATCAAGTGACAGAGAAGTTATTCTATTAGACAAACTAAAACAGATATTATCCTCAAAAAATGAGGGAAATGACAGATTTATTTTTACTCATACTCAAAAGGTAACACCGCTCACAAAGAGCCAATATAATAAAATCTGGCGTAACTTAAATTTAGGTGTTACCGCTCATCAACTTCGTCACAGTTTCGCTACGATGCTTTTTAACGCTGGAATTGACGCAAAAACCGCGCAAAACCTACTCGGACACAGCAGCGTTAAGGTAACACTTGACATCTATACTCACCTTGAACACTCAAAAAATCAACTTGCAAAATCTAAAATTGATACTTTTTTGTTAAATTAACAATTTACGTAAAGGCTAAAACTTTACTGGCTTATAAATTTGCCCATTTTATCTAATTAAAATTGTAAAGGCTAAAACATTTACAATTTTTTATCAAAAAATAAATTTGCCTAAATTTTCCTATGAAAACTCAAAAAATCAACTCGCAAAGGCTAAAATTGATACTTTTTTGTTAAATTAACAATTTATGTAAAGGCTAAAACTTTACGGCTTTTTATCAAAATAAATCAATTTGCCCATTTTATCTAATTAAAATTGTAAAGGCTAAAACTTTACGATTTTGGCTAATTTCTTGTTTTTCAAAATCGTGTAAAGCCAAAACGTTTACAATTTTATATAGATAAAAT